GCAGTAATCGCATTAGCCGCTATTTTGATAGCAGTAATCGCATTGGTTGCTATTTTGTTGGCGGTAATCGCATTGGCGGCAACTTTATCTGCAGTAATCGCATTGGCTGCTATCTTGTCGGCTGTGATGGTTCCATCCACAATTGTGGTTGATGTGGTCATCTCTTCAATACGGTAATCTTGAATTTGTATTGTAGCTTCACCTGTTCCAACACTAGCGCTATAGTTAGCCAAAATCCCAAGACTTACGGTTGCTGTACCAGCAGGCGTTTTAAAACTAGAGGAATCTCCGCTCTCAACAACATTAGCTAAAGTTACTTCGTATTTAACCCAATCTGTGCCAGGAATAGCTTGGTTGACTCGCCCCCAATAACAATAAGTTCCTAATGACCAACCAGTGCCACCAGAAGTAATCCTAGTCCCGTTAGCGTCCTTGAAATGACAGGCTAAGTATTGAGTTCTAACCGTTGCAGAGGTATTGCGAATCCATAAAGATATTTTATATACTTTACCGTCTTCTAGATGTATATCGTCAGACCAGAAACCTCCAGATAAGTTATTATTAGTAACTTCCGCACAGGTATCAGCCACTATTCCATCAGTAATTTGTTTACCATACTTAGTAAACGGGTTAACCGACCATCCGTTAGCTGAATTACCCGCAGCAGCGGCACCCTCAGCCTGGAAGTAAGGGTTTTCGTTGACCGCTTTATCATTTAAACCAACGCTGATAGCGTTGGCACTTAAATAGCCTACGTTAGCCTTGTTTGCTACGACAATATTAAATTGACCGATAATACTATTAATAAAAGCAGTCGCTATAGAGTCGGTCACTGTATCGTATGCGCTATTATCAGCACTACCCGAAGTAACCCATTTTTTAAATTCCTCAACCGCGAGCCAAGCAGCTGCATACGTTGCTGAGTCGTTGTAATTAAGAGCAGACAAGCCTAAGTAACGATTACTTAATGATATTCCTGCCTCATATATTGCTTGGCCATGAATTTGTTTCCATCTCCATGAAGTCGTTCCAAGATATGCCTGCTTAGAGGAATCAAAAGGGATTATTCCATTTTGGGGTGACCTAACATACCCAGCACTATTACCTTGTGGAGTTAGTCCCCAGTAGCCGTTACCGTCGGCAGCTGTACGCATAAAACCTGTTGAATCAATATCATCTAAAGTAGATGCATCAACGTTTAGCGCGTCTATTACTGCTTTAGTAAGGGTTTCTTCAGTATAAATTTGATAGCTATTCCACTTATTACTATCAGTGTTAGAGTGGAAAAAAACTTTGCCGTTATATGAAAACTCCAGTGCAACTGATGATGTACTACCGCCAACATCATTAGACATCATGACCAAGCCAGAAGCACCTGCGTAATCAGTTCTGTAGCTGCCACCTAAAGGGTTGTTTGGCCAGTTAGCAGTTGAACCAACTAATACGTTGTCATCACCAATACTACCTCTATTACGAGTGAATGATGATTCACCGTAACCACCAAGCGTAGCAGCATCAACATTCAAGCTATTAATAAACGCCTGGGTAATTGAGTTTTGAAAATTACCCGAGTTAAGCACCATGCGCCAACCAGGGTTGTAGGCACTACCGTGATATCTGTATTCCCACGTAGTATGAGATAAACCACCGTGGCCAGAGGCACTTGGCGCTGAAGTAACACGAATCATATAGGTGCTGCTAGTGCCAATTACCTCAATGGTTGCACCCGCTAAATCAATAACACCACAGTTAGTATCGCTAATGTAACCGTGGCCAGCATAACTCCAGCTTGTCTTAAAAACATTGTGATTACCATTAAAGCAACCAGCACTGGTTAATGCAGCAACAAACTGCGACGTTGTGATGGCACCAGTGCCGTGAATGGCACTTAATGATTTATAACGCGGAAATAGCGTGGTATCTGACGGAATAGCCCCCAATGAGCCTACTGATATTTCGCTGTTGCTTACCCGGGTGTCATCATAATCTGTGATATCAGCAGCTGCTTTCCAATCGCCAGCAGCGTAAACACCATTTACTAGTTTTGCGATTATACAGCGACTAAAACCATTGCCTGTATCCCATAAATCACCTACATCATAAGGAGGGATTGGCTGCACCACAAAAACGCGACGTTTACCGTCAGCGGTGTCTTGTGCTTTTGCCGCATCAGATAATGCTTTAGTGATGTCCGAGTCATCAATTTTTGCCCAACTATAGGTTGTATTAACTAATTTAAAGCGATAGGCAAAGCCAGTGTTGTCATCATAATAAATATCACTTAAGTGTTGATTTTTTAATGCGGTAGTAACCCATTCATTAGCCGGAGCATTGGCTAACGTAGGCACACCAGCTTGGAACCAAGTGGTGACATTGCCATCAATTTGTGACTGTAATTCGGTGATATCTGTGCCGTATTGCACGCTGTCAATGAACTTACTGTCTGCATAATCTTTTGCGGCCTCAATGGCAACAGTATTGGCTATACGTTCATCTTCATAATTGGTCGCTAATTCAGAAAAGCTGTCTGTGATTATTTCTACTAAAACATCACTGTACGCGCTAGATAATTCATCGGTAACAATAGCAACAGAAGCGCGATATTTTCCAGCACCTAACCCTGATATGTATAGCTCATTATCATCAAGTAATTGGTTTGATATTAATGGTGGGTTGTCGTTGTGATCAAGCGAAGAGCTACCAAAGGCACTAAACCATAAATAATCACTTGCCGATGCAGATTTTGTATTGCTTCTCTTGTTTATTGCTATGCCAATATAGCTATTGCCCGCATGGCCATCAACGTGGTTAATGCCTTGTAAGTTAGTGGCATATTTCACCCAAATAAAGCGTTGTTCACCTTGTAATCCTGTTACTTCATAGCCAAACGACGAGTCAATAACAAACCATTGGTAATCACTGGCAACTAACGACTTGGTGGCTGATGATTGGTTTAACGCAAAACCAATATGGGTTTTAGCTGTGGCGCTATCAGACATGTTACTGCCTGAAGAGTCTGAGGCATATTTCACCCAAACATGACCGCCATTGTCATCAAATAATTTAACGCGATATTTCGCATTAAAGCTTGGCTCTACTGCATCCCAAGATAGCAAGCCTTGATTGATGTTGTCGGTGAGTTGGCTATAAATTAATCCTGAGACATCACTTAGCGTATTTAATAATTCGCCTTGCGTTGGAAATGGTTGTCTGTACTGTGGAACATATTGAATGTGGGTTGCATTAATACCTAAGTCTTCGCGTGTTTGAGATTTACCTACATATTTCGTTGAGTGCCAAGGGCCATTACCTGAACCTAGCGCATCGCCGACTAATGGGCTTAAACCAAATTTTGCTTTGATAGAATTGGTTAATACTGGAAAGCTTGAATCAATACCGTCAATTAATACGACTAAAGCACCAGGAGCACCACCAGCGCCTGAGCCTGAATAATAATCATATTCAGGTATAAGGTCACCTATTGAGCCATCTTCACCGCTGGTATCAACAAAGCCAGAAACACCAAAAGCCAAGCCTCTGGCAACGATTAATAATGAACCACCGCCAACACCACCAGCACCACCATCTTTATATGTTGAGCCATCATTAACCAGCTTACCATCTTTGCCTGATGTGCCACACATATCACCAGGTACGCCGTGCAAACCATATTGGTCTTGCGTGATATTTAACGCTGGTACCGAAGTGTTGCTGTTCATATCAGGTGAATTAGCAGGATGATAACCGAGAGTGTGCCCAGACTTCTCTTTGTTTACATAATTACCATTATTATCTCTGTCATAATGAAATGAACCTTGAGATATTGTTACGCCAAGATAACCTGAGGTTAAATATTCATCCGGGGTTTTCTTAACTCTAATTTCACCGTCAACTTGAAGATGGCCTTTAACCAATAAACCAACATTATCCCAAAGTGTTAATGTAACACCGTTAGGTATAAGCAGATCACCGTCAAAATGATACAGCTTACGACTGGTGTGGCTGTTCTTTATGATGCTAATCCAATAGGCTTGAGTGGTTTTAGTGCCCACTGTGCCGGGCAAGGTACCATCTTGCTGCAATGTTCCGTTGCTGATGTTCAGTAATGAAGACATTGATGAACCGTTTGATGTATACCAGCTATCCTGTAACGCCCAATCTGTGGTTGCATCACTTTCGGTGATCACACTGGCTTTATCTGACGAACCAAACAAGCTTACTGTAACTTTGCCTGTAATTTGGTCCACCGTGACTTTTTGCACTTCAAAAGCACGCTCTATACGGTCAAACCCCATGAAATCACGTTGCTGTGGTAGTTTAACGCGAACAATGTCACCTTGTTCTAAATCATTCATGCTCGGCAATAAAGTAGCCGTTAATAAAACAGGTGGGCCCGCATATCTATCACGAAGTGCATCAAATAAATTATGAATGTGAGTAATGGTGTGACGGCTAGAATGCAAGCCTTTAAAGCTCAACTTATAAACGGAGCCTAGGCCGTGCTTATTAATAGAGTTGCTATCAAGCAAGGTATGTTTACGATAAAACTGTGGGTCTTGCCCAACAAATTGCAAATAAGCCCAGTTAATTTCAATTTGGTTGTGAATTTTACTGTGATCATAAGTGATTTTGCTGTGGCTAACTATGTTGTCTTCATTTAACTCGGCAATAGCATCTGAGCCGCTTAACACACTCGACATTAATTTTAATGATAATTTGCCATCCGACAAAACGGGCATGAAAGCGCCCATCAGTAAACAGATTTCTTTTTCTATAAACGTTTTGCCATCCGTTTTGGTTAACCCTGAAAAATACGTAATGAAACCTTTGGAAAAGTCATTCTCATCAAATAAACCTTCACCAATATTAATAAACGCATCTGTGTTTACACTGCTTGGATCTATACCTAAATGCCAACGTGTTGGCAGCTTACCGCCACCAATAATGTCACCTGTTAACATGGCATAAGCCATCACTGGAATAGGTAGTTCAATGTATACGTATTCTTCAACAACAATGCCGTTATCATCAGTAGAATCAGTAGGTATGCTGTGTGAAATATCATTAGTGCCAAAAAGGCCACGCTCTATGCCGGTAAACGTAGTAGCTGTCTTACCTGATGCCCTAGCAATTTCAAAAAGATCACCTTGGTATATTTTTAAATAAATATACTTTCCAGTTGGCTGATCAGAAAACGAAGCAACGTGATCACAAAACTCAAAACCTTCTGTGGTGCTAACCTCTATCGTTGTTTCATTAGCTAAAAAGTCACGGGTTAATTGTGTTTTAGCTAAATCAAAAATATCGGAACGTAACTTTCTTTGGATATCAGCACAGGTGACGGAGTACACGCTATTGTTATAGCTTACCTCTTTATCAATTTGCTGTGTTTGCTCTAGCCTGAAATCTGCAAAGTCCATGCCGAGGCCACCACGGTATAACTTAACCGTTAAGCCATTTAAACCTTGATTTTGTGCATTAGCATTTCTAAAGGCTTGGGTAACTGCGCCATTAAGATCAAGTAAAGAAAAGGTCAATTTCCCGATTTCAGCGCGTGCGACATCGGGGTTAATGCTTTGTGAAATAGACGAGGTTTTTTTTACCGTATCGGTGATGGTATTAGCAGGTAAATTGGGAATATCGGCGTGTGATGAAAAGTAAACCGGCGTGGCAAAATCAAGCATAATAACCAAGCGTAAGTCTTTGCTGCTTGATTGATTAAATATATTAAACTCTTGGCTGTTTTGGCGCATTAATAAACTCGTTCAATTTTAAAGGTGATGATGTAGTAAATCCCTTGGCGAGATTCTTTATAAGATTTGGCAACACGAAGACAATTTATTGGTGCCACAATATTTTCAGCGGTAGCTGTATCGTCAGCATCTAAAATAAACACCTCTGCCGCTGCGGTAGAGGCAAACCATTCGCGCCATTTATCCATGTTGGCTGGGGCAATTGGCTGGGTAGTGACAGAATAAATGTCATCTAGCGACTCTAATATCCCTTCTTTCTTGCCTGATAGGCTTGATGAAATTGTGCTGTTTTCTTTTGGGGTATAATCAAATTTGGCGAGGTTGTGCTGTATTACACCAGCACCACCAACTAGTTTTCTTGTTGGGCTGTAAACTAAACGCATTAGGTACCTACTGTTGATAATTCTTGGGCTTGTCTGGTACTAGGTTCAATTAATACCGCATCTGTTGTTTCTATTTTTTCTTTGATTTGATCAAAAATTAAATCCGCTGAATTACCAATAAGATCACCTTCAACAATAAAGTAGTTTCTAACCGGTTCTTGCTCTATTTGGTTGTTTGAATTGATGTTGCTGCTTAAGGTGTTTTCTAAGCTTTGGTTAGTGTTAGATGGTATAGACGTTGCCAACGAACCACCGCCCAAAGCGCTACTGCTTGAGGTAGAGCTTCCGAGCGTTTGGCTTTTAATATTTTTAATTTGCATTAAACCGCTTGCTAGCATGGCAGCTGCAGGTGCTATACCCCAAGGATAACCACCAGCATTTTTAAAGGATTCAATCACGGCTGCAGGTAATGAAACAGCTGCTTGCGCAAGTGCTGCCGCTTTTTTGATTTTAAAGAGTTTTTTACTGCCGCCTGTTTCCATGTTAGCGATGGTTTGCAGGCCGCCTGTTATCATATTAAATTTGGCTTTTTGCTCTGCTTCTTCTAGCTTTTTGTGCTTTTTCTTATATTTTTCGCTTAGCTTTTTCTTGCGCTCTTCATACTCAGTTTCAGTGATTGTTTTTTTATCAAACAAAGCTTTATACTGCGCAATTTCAGCTGTGTGCTGAGCACTTATCGCTTCGCTTTTGGTTAACCATTGTTCATCAAGACGAATTAAACTCGCTTGGTTTTTAGCTATTTCCTGCGCTTCAATAGCCTCAAGTTTCGCTAAGTATTGCTCGTTGTTGGCACTGGCTAATTCATTGAATTTGGCCGCATCGTTTATAACCCCTGCTTGCCACAACTCAGCTAATAGAACGTTGCGTTTATTAGCGGTTTCAAACAGTAATTGGTCTTCTGATTTAAGGGCGTTTTGTAAGTCAGTATATTGCTGCTCTAATTGTTGACGTTTTAAGGCGGCATTAGGATCATCCGTATTGTCATTGTTGTTTAAATCTAATGGATCTTTTTTAGGTGTTTCAGGCTGACCACCTTCACTTAAAAATTTAAGTTGGTCTTCAAGCTGTAACCGCAAAGCAAGCTGCTGGTTGAGCTTTTTGTTTTCAGTCTCTTGTGCAGAGACAGTTAAAACCAACTTGTCTTGCTCTTCTTTACTGCGAACAATAGTTTTAGTTACTGTTTGATGAAGCGTTGGATCCCACACTTCTTTCGTGGTTTTCTTTAAGCCCAAAATAGTCATAGCATTCTGCTTAACAACGTCAGATTGCGTTTTTATATCTTGAGTGAGCTCTACAATTTTTCCTTTTAGTTTCGCTTGCGAAAGGCTTCGGTAATTTCCCTCTAATGCTTTGATGTTGCTTGAAAGGGTCTGAGTGTTTTCCGAGGCTTTACTTGATGAACTCACAAAGTAAGTCAATGCACCCGCAGCAAGCATAACGATACCAGCAGGGCCACCCAGTAGGGCCATTGAGCCAGTAAGCGCCCTACTAGCAATGGTACCTTGAGCCATTACTGCATTGTGTTGGCTTTGCGCTACCTGCATCGCCTTAATTGAGGTTGTTAACCCTGCCCTAGCGGTTTGCTCGAGCTTGGCAGCTGCAGTGTATTTTGCGCTGCCAATTGCCCCTAGTTTTTGGGCTTTGGCTGAGTTGTAAACCGCTAAAGCATAGGCGTGCTCTGTTTTAGTTGAGGTGACTTTTTGAGCCGCTTCTAATTGCGAGGCTTTGATTTTGTTATTAGTGGCAACAATATCGGCAATTTTTGCTTGGGTTGCTATGCCAATGCTGGTGGTATATTTAGCGGTAACACCCACTAAACCAGCCATGGCAACGTTAGATAAAGTATCTATGCTGCTTGAAATATCATCGGTATCGCCAATCCACTCACGTAATTCTGATGATGTCCCCGTAATCGCTGGTGATAACCGTTCACCAATTTCGCTAGAAACATTGGTGAGTGATTTCTGAGTTTTGACAAGATCAGCATTCATGGTTTGAAATGCTGTATTTGATTCTTTGACTAACGCTGTGGCATCTTTAACTTCTTTGTTGGCCAACTTCATAGCTCGCGCCAAAATACCCGAATTTTTAGCCATTACTGGCAAGGTTTTGTTAACTTCCTCGCCTTTCAAGCCAAAATCTTCAAGGGTAGCGATCATGTCACCACCCGATTTATCTATTTTATTTAACCCCGTTAAAAATGACTGAAAAACACCTTCTGCGTTATCTTTAAAGGTGGCTTTTAATTGCTGCTCAGTCATGCCGGTAACAGCCATTAACTGATTAAGCTTTTCACCACCTTGAGCGATGGCAACATTCATTGAGTTAAAGGCGCGACCAACCACAGAGCCCCCACTTTCCGCACGAATGCCAAGCGAGGCCATTGAAGTACCAAAAGCAGCTGATTGTGCTGAGCCAACATCATAAACAGCAATGGCGCGTGAAACTTCCGTGGTATGCCCTAATATTTCACTTTCAGAGGCCGCAAAATTATTACCAAGCGCCACTAAAACAGAACCGAATTTATCAACAGTACCTATGCCTTCACCCGTAACATTAATTACCCGGGCAATTGACTTTGCTGAGGCTTCACCAGCTAAGTCTGACGATTTTTCAAGGCGAGCCATGGTGTCGACAAACTTTAATAAATTGTCATTACCTTTGATGCCCAATTGACCAGCAGCTTCGGCATATTGAAGTAGATCGTTGGTAGCAACAGGAATATCTAAGTTTTTAATGTCTTCGCCAAATTGCTTTAACTCTGCGCCTTCAATGTTTGCTGTTTTGCCAACTTTAACTAATGCTTCTTCAAAGTTACCAAAATCACTAGCCAAGCGACGAACACCAGCAAACGCAGCATAAGCAGACAATGGTGCCATAACTTGAGAGATGGCGCTTTGGGTACGCTGAGATTGCTTTTCAACGGTTTGCAGGTTGCGTTTTATTTGGTTAAAGGCAGGTTTAGTTCTCTCTTTAGCAGAGATAATAAATTGTGCTTCAGTAGACATAGCGACTCTTATTTGGGTTGTTTTTCTGAGTTAACGCACGAATCAATCACTTGCATGGCTTCTTGGTAGGCAGCAGGTTGTTCAAGCAAACCACCGCTAAAGGGCAAGATATGATTTTTATAATGAGAAAATAATGATATCCATCGCTCTGATTGCTCAGACACCATGGGTTTTAAACAAATGTTGGTTTCGATAACACCAGGTATTTCCCACTTGGGGTATGGTGCTGGATTAGCATTGTCACAATGCTTGTGTGAACAGGTGTTGCAGTTGAAATCCTTGGCATGTTTGCCTACTTCAACTGCAATGATTAGTTTTTTCTTTCGGCTTCCGCAAGCTCTGAAATGGCAATGATTTCACGGGAAATGAAGTTTAACGTCCATGAGTCTAATAGTCGCCAGTTAATAATATTGCATTTGGCTGGGTTGCCTTCGCTATCATCAACATTTTTCCAATCTATTAGGCCAAATTTAACGGCGGCTTTTTGGCCCTCAAAGCTCATGCCTATGTGGTCGGCATCAATCATTTTCATATGAGAATTGACTTCCCATAATTCCACTGACGTTAATGGTCTAATTTTAAATTCTTGCGGGTTTTCTTTGTCTTTTTCAGTATCTGGTTTAAACCATTTGGGTGTTAATTCTGCCATTGTTATTTCTCCCGAATTATTTATCTAGGCAAATAAAAAAGCCACCAAGTAATTAACTCAGTGGCTTTTAGTTCTTGTTATTTTCAGTTTTAAATTTAGGTGTACGTTAAGGTAGCCGCTTTAACACCACACGATATTTCATTGGTTAATACGCCATCGCGATCACCCCCTGAAATTTCACGGAAATAAACATCCATATCAATTTGGTATTTATTACCCGCAACACTGCCAATAGCGCCTGTGGTTAATGTTTGCACTGCCCCTGTTTTCCACTCGTTTACCCAGTTCTTAGTGGCTAATAACGTGGCTTCAGGGTCAAATGAACCTGACATATCACGCTCGGTGATAACAATTTGACCATAACCTTCGGCGTCACTTGCAGACGATGGCGTGGCAACGGTATTACCTAAATCTAAATCGACTTTAGAAATTTCAGCAGCAAAGCCACCGATAGTAAAGGCGGCATTGATAAAGGGTGCTGGCACTGTGGCAAGATACGTTGCTGACGGTATTGCGGCATCTACGGTTTCTTTTAAATGACCTGTTAGCTCAATAGAAATTGTGCTTTTCTCACCCGTTTCAGCCGATACCGAGAACGTACCTCGACAACCAATAAGTTTGTGTAAAATACCATCTTCATAGTAGTAACACGTACCTGAAGGAATGCCCTCATCTGCTTCTGTATAGGCTACAGAGGTAGACGCTACGACCGTTTCTAACATGCCACAAGCTTGTAAAAGCTTGCCAAATTCTGGGGCAGTTCCTGCCGCGCCAGAGCCTTTGTTTTCAACTTCAAAGCTAACCTTGCGTAAACTACCGCCATAAATACCTTGGTCTTTATTTAATGCGGGGTTAGTGTTTTCACGCTCAATAGTACGAGCCCCTTCGATACTGATGGAAGGGTTGGCAACCAGAACTGAATCAGTGGCTGGGTTTGGTATTTCTTCTGCTTTATAGCTCGACTCAAGCGCAAAACAAACAATGGTGCGTTTTTTTAACATGAATTAGCCCTCTTTTTTCGCAGCAGGATTAGCCGGTGCTTTATTATGTTGGTGTCGACCAGAATCTTTTAACTCTTTGGCCAATTTTGTGGGTGATATTTCTCTGCTACCACCTTTTTGAACAGTCGTTTTTGTCCGTTCAGGTGCGTTTGACTCTGCTTCTTTAGGCATGGTAATTGCTCTTTGTTTGTTAAAATTAAGGGCTAAATATTAAAGGGATGGATCTTGCGAATTTGCGCGATATTTTATTGTCCAGCTGTTAGGTACAGTGGCAAACGTTCTATCACTTTCTGTGTCGAACTGAGTTTCATCTTGGCCTAGTGGCTCAATAGCTATGATGAAAGGTAAATTAAGGGCGTTATCTGCCATTAACTTTTTATGAATTTCTAATGCGTACTTAGTGGTTTCGCTATTGATATCTTCATCGTAAGCGGTAAGCACTATGTCGCTATGCAGGGTTAATTCCCAATCGGTAACTTGGGCACCAACTTTAATCGGCTTGTTTTTGCCAAATAATAATCTGGTGGCTGGCAAATCATCTTCATCGATTGCTTTACGATGAGTAACTACTGCTAATTTGGGGATTTTCTTTAATAATGTTTCGACGGCATTAATAATTTGATTAGCTTTATGCACGCTCTAACTCCAAAGCAACAAAACCCGCATCCGCTGAATGTCGCATACCAATAACGTAGTTAATATCATCGTGAGAAAAAGAGGCCCCTTTATCAATCTTTGCCGCATCGATAGAGGTTACTGTTAAAATCGGGGCATATTGAGGGCCAGCGGGAGAACCAACATCCTCAAAATCAAACATGCCACGCACAGGTAAACCATCAACAACGTGATCATCAAACAAATGCTGTTCTATCGCGTTGTTGGCGGTGGCCATAATGGTTGAGAAGTTCATTGATTAGTTACGTTTGATTAACGCATTTGACTCAAGATGTTTAATTAGCTTGTCATCGTCGCAATCAAACTCTTCATCTTTAAGTTTTGAAAACATGCCGCCCTGCCATGGTTGTTTAAAACCGACTTTGGCAGTAAATTCAAAGAACTCTTCGTCTTCTGGTAATTCAGCTTTATCGCCTAGTCCACCATCGCCCGAATCATCTTTGGTTGTTGCTAAGTTATATAGCTCAAGCAAGGTTTCGGTTGACGCATCCGTTGGAAACTCAACCTTTAATACTGTTAATTGTTCTTTTAACTCTGTTGATAATTGGTCTTCGAGCACTTCGTTAGTTGCGTCAGCAGCAAAGCTGACTGACAACAGTACTAGCGCTGCTTTTAAATCTTTTTTTTGTAATGCCATGGTATTTCCTAGCGTTAATTGGGATTAAAGAAAACAAAAAGCCTCATCAATTGATGAGGCTTAATTATTTAGTTGCTTTGATTACGCACCCGCGCGACCTTTGAAGATCATTTCTGGGCGTTTGTTTAAGAATAATGGATAAGCAATTGCTTCTAACGTAGCTAAACGAGGACGTTCGCGTTGTTCAACATTGATTTCAGCATAAACACGCTTACCCAATTGACCAACATCTTCAAAGGCTTCGCCTGGTGACATAACGTGTTCAAATACCGTATTACCTAGACCTGCTGGATAGAATTTAACTTTATCCGTTTCAACTGCCACGGTAGTGCCATCATCAGTGCCAACATATTCTTCCCACATGATGCCAGCGAAATGAACCTTACGACCTAAATAACTGTCGTTATCTTTACCTGATTCACGATCCGTTTTACGACGTTCTCGCACTTCTGCTGTTTTAATTAATGCATCAAAAAACTCACTGCCACATTCTGCACGTACTTCTGAATAACGGGCACCTTTTGACTTCAGTCGCATTGGGCGAAGCACTTGAGCATTAACCATTTTTTCTAAATCACCATCGGCAATATTAGCAAGGTTAAAGCCAATTTCAGCGTTTTCAGCAATACCGAATTCATCATAAAAGTTGTAAATTACTGATAAATCGCTATCAAGCAAAATACCGTTTAAAGCACTTAAACGCATGTGTTCAAAGGTAGCTTCAACTTTTTCTAATAAACCACCTGGTCCACTTAGGCGGCGATCAACTTCTGCACTAGCTTGAACGATTTGGTCTTCAGTGCCAAAGGCGCGAAGAAACGCCAACTCTGATGCTAATACCGTATCTTCTTCACCGATGCGGCCAGTTTCAAAATAACGCATATTACGTTTACTTTTCGTGTTTTGTTTTAATGGCTCGCCACGCTTTGATGTTTTAATCAGTGACAGGCCGTTTTCACGCATTTCAACCCCTAAAACAATCTCTCTAATAGGGTTAGCCGTAAACAGACCTAAATCACCAAGGCGTGATGGTACTGTTTCAGACTTTTCTACCGCTGTTGCCATACCTGCAAAAGAGAACGGGTCATTCTGAAAAATATTAAAAATAGACATATAGTTTTTCCATAAATTAGGAATAAAAAAAGGAGCCATTTGGCTCCTTTTGATTTATTGAGGATTAGTGGTTTAGCAAAGCACGATGCTTAAGGCATCTAACTCAGCCGTTGCTGTGGTGATTTCACCGGCAGTCATGCCAGCCTTCCAAACAACTTCTTGTTTGTTGGCAACAAAGTGGCGTAAATCTGCGAGTACTTCTTTATCCGCACCATCAGCATGTTCGTTATCAAACAAAATGCCGGCAGCAACTTCACTACCATCAGTGGCGGCAGGGTTAAGCTCTTTGTATTTACCACCTATGGTGATTTTGCCAAGCACTGCACCGGCTTTTAAATTTTGATCACTAAGTAAAGTGATTTTTTTACGGGTAATCGCTAGTGTTGGCACCTCTACAAGGTGCGCACCAGCATGATTTCCTTCGACAATAGGCGTTTGAGCCATAGTATTTCCCCTATAAAGGTTAGTTGGTTAAAAAGATTTATCGTTTGTTAATTTGTTTTGCAGCATTCCAAATGTCATCATTTGACATGGTTGTTTCTAAGTTTTGCTTATGTTGACCATGGGTTTGATTGTTGTTATCAATACCAGCTTTGACGTTGGATAAAATAGTACCAGCAACTTCAATGGATGTTTTGTTTTTGATTAGATCCTGAGCCATATGTTCAAGACCTAATGCTTGGCATTGATTCATGATGTCTAATACGCGGTGGTTTTCAACTTCGGTGGCATCGGGCTCATCTTCAGAAACGTTATTGTCATCATCTGATGATAAGTCGTTTGATTCTTCATCTTCAACATCTAAGTCTTCATCATTGTTTTGCTCTGATTCGTTATCATCATCTGTTTCATCGCTAGCTACAATTTCAAGCACAGCTTTAGGAACATTTACAAATTGGCTAGCAATATCAGGATCCAAACAATTGGAAGGAGCCGTACCCGTAGACTCGATTATTTCATCAATAAAACCTTGATCTAATGCTTCTTCTGCTGTCATCCATGTTTCAACCGTTAACATTTCAGCAATAGCTTCTTTTTCTATTTTTGTTTTGTTCGTGTAAGCAGTAGTTAAAGCAGCCTCGACCTTATCTAAAGTTTCAGCATTTTTACGCATAGCATCAGCGTTACCTCGACAATTATTGAGAGGCTTATGAATCATCATCATACCAAGCGGTGACATTTTCACTTTGCAACCTGGTACCATTGGGATAATTGATGCCATACTTGCCGCCCAGCCATCAATGATAAAGGTGATTTTGCCTTCATGATTTAACAAGGTGTTATATATTAGCGTTCCATCAACAACGTCACCACCAAGTGAATTGATATGTACAACCAAATCACGCTCTTTACCAAGGCTGGACACCTCATTAGCAAAAGCTTTTCCTGTAACGCCATCATCCCACCACGTTTGACCAATGATGTCGTAAATATTAATGCGAGCTGCTTCACTGCTATTGTCCATATTTAGTATTTCAAAGGGTGCTTTTGCGTTTTCAGGACGCGTCATTTTTACCGGATTAGGCATAAGTGCTCCGTTACTCTTGTGTAATTAATTGATTAGCGAGATCATCTACTTGTAACTGACCTGCTTTGGTTGTGACTTTAGGGTTTGAATCAAGCACTAGCTCACTGGCTTGCTCTAGCAATAATTGTTCATCATTTTTGGTGATGTCACCGTTTCGCTCAGCTACTTTGTCAGCTCGGGTTGCGTAACCTGCACGTACTTCAATTAAGTCGGCCATCACATCTTTAAGTGGGTCAACCCAATCCCATTTAGGGGTAAACCATTTAGGTAGGTGTTCATCACGGTTTGACCAGTAGTTGGCAATTTTTGCTGCGCCTGAAATTACCGCATGATCTAAAAACCATTGGGCAATAGGATGACAAAATCTGTGTATCATCATCATGTATTGCAGTTGTTCTATTCTGCGACGAATTTCAACAAGTCCTGCGCGAATACTTGAGTAATTAACATCGGTTAAATCACCCGTAAGTTGTTCATACGTACAACCCGGTAAACCTTTAGCAATAGTACGAAATTCTGATTTAAGCCATGGAATATAGTTTTGACCAATGCCATCAGGTGATGAAAATGTAACGTCTTCATCTTCTTCCATGTAATGAATGCCGCCAGGGCGAATTTCAGTAATTGGTGTGCCTGCTTCGGTTTCTTCACCATTGTTTTCACCCACTAAATCACGGTTTACTTCGTTAGACTCTTGGCCAGCCATGATTTCTGGTGATTTTTTGGTAACAATCCAGCCAAACAAGGCCGCTGATTTTTGTTTCATCAACGTGCTGTCTTGCATTTCGTCTATGTCATATAAACGGGCAAGTACGGCTGTTAATTCTGGTACACCTCGTTGTTGCCCTGGGCGTAAACGTCTGAATAAATGAATAACATCATTCGCTGGCACTCTCACTCTACTGTTTGCGGTGAGCGTGCCACTTTCTGATGGATGATTTCGCCATAAATGATAGTTGCTGCGCTGGCCTATACCGTTAAACTCAATCCCCATGGTGATGTTGGTGTTATCAAATTGAACGTTATAGTTTTCGTCTAAGTGATCGCTCTCTAATAGCTGTATTTGCAATGGAACGGATAAACCATCTTGTGGCAAACGAGCTCTACGACGAGCAAGTACTTCGCCTGACTCAAATTGACTACGCGCCGCTAAAAGCTGTAATCCATAGAAGTTGTCAATGCCATCGGCATCACACTCTTTTATCCATTTTTCCCAGAGCTTTTGAACTTCTTTGTTAGGCCATTTAGCGGTAATACCATTGCCGATTAATTGGCTGGTATAGTTTTCAATTGCACTAACAGCCAAAGGGTGATTTTGAATAGCATGGCGCGATCGCTTTCTTAATGTAGCAAGTGATTGCTTGATGTCTTGGTTTGGACCACCGTTTGACATGCCTTTATTACGCATACGATAAGAGCGACTTGCCCCTTCGTATGCATTATGAAATTGTGCTGTTGTCATGCCGCCATGCACATTGATACGAGGCTTTTTGATTTTTGTGACCATTAAAAGCCTTTTCCTGTACTAATGAGTGAATAACGTTTATTAGTTTTACGAGCAAGTTGTCGATTAAGACGAGCTTCTTCTTCTGCTAACTGTGGCAAGCTGACCTCAACAAAGCTTGTTTTCCGGCCTTGATACATGACTTCGCCAACACGTTCTCCTGCTCTTAACTTTTTTTGAGCAACACGAAGGTCAGCAATGTCAGTTTGTAATTGTTCTTTAGTGGCCACTAGTTAATTCCTCCGGTAACGGTACCGCGTTTTCTCTTTTTCTTTTTGATGGTGGCTTTAGCCGGTGAATCGATATTTTTAAATGACGCTGCGAGCTGCTGCATGTTCAAACCAAAATATTGCACAGAGCAATAAAATGCAGCTTCAGCATAAACGGTACAATCCAGTTCTTCATTTCGAATACCGTCATATAACGGCAACCAGCGATAAACTGCGCGACCTTTGATGTATTCTCTACGCTTACTTTCAGAGCAAAGCTCGTTGAGCATTTCCTCATTACAAATTTGGTCGTTGAGCGGTAAATGAAAACACCCGGGTATTGCTTCGTCTGAAGCTTTAGGGTGAATTTTAAAACTACTAAAAATGCTTTCTTTTGCTGTATCAGTGCCAACAGTAACTAAATAGGTTTTACGTGACCGATCAGGTTTTTTCGGCATAGTGGCAATGGGGTTTCCGTAAGTGTTAGCCCCTTTGCAAGGCAGCATCCTTGTAATCCCAATCCGTCTTGAAAAAGCATGTACCTGGTCGGTAAAGTGACCACCAGTATCAAAGTTAAATCGTGATATTTTTAACTTTACGCCACTTTCGTGGGTGTATTCACGATTACATGCTATCTCTAATTCATCCCAAAACTCTGGCTCTTTCGGGTTGCCACGCACTTCAAATTTATCTATTTTGAAGCGTTCGCCATCGAGGCCCCAACCATAAACAACACCTGGCACCCAAGTGTCTTGCATATCTAAACCACAGGTTAAGTAATACGCATGTTTTGGTACTTGTGCTTTGTACATTTCACGACGAAGCATTAAGCTTTCTGCCGTGGTTTTCTCACCTGTTTCTTCTTCAAACGCTTGACCAAGCGTAGTATTAATGAATTTTTTTAAGCCTGCCGGTGTGCCTTTATCTTGATACCAATCACGAACTATTTTCCACCAGGGCGCAAAGTGAGAATAGATGGTCCATATCCCCATCCAAGCAATTGTTTCTGGTGTTTCTACTGGCTGTCTGGTTTCTGCGTCAAAAAAGTCTATACCGTCAAATGTTAATAAGCCTTGAGTGCTTTGATAATAACCAAGCTTGTCAGCTTCTAAATATTCAACGTACTGAAATTTGTCATGGCAATGTTTACAAACATAATGTGCTGATTTGTTTCTAGCTGAGCCGGTTAAGCTTCTATCCCACTTCAAACCATGTTTGCTGTCTTTGCCACCAAACTCTAAAATTTGAAAGCCACCACAGCGAGGACAAGGAATATAACGGTAAAAATGCTGTTCGCAATGATCAGCGCGTTTGGTTATTAAGCACTGGCCTTTAATAGTTGGTGATGAACCATTAACGAACTTACTGAACGCTGAACCTTCTAAACGTTTTTCAATAAGGCCAAGGGCGTCACCTTCATCGCCAACGTCCATTTTGTACGAACCACTTTCATCAGTTATCGCTACATCAAGAGATAATTCACGAAAGTTGTTTGCTGACTCTGCGCCAAGTAAAAACAGTTCACAAAAGTTTAAAAAGCTTTTATTTTCTTTGGTGTTGTTCTTGTGCTTTTTCCCCCACCAAGGGAATAATTTTCTTAGTGGTTTAACGTCACGGATCATGGTGTCGATATGTTTTTTAGAAAACCTATCGCGCATGGTGTCGTTCGGTTGCCAAACACCTATATTTCGTTGCTTATGATCAATGAAATAATTAATGGCAGCACAGACAATTTTAGTAAAACCTGTTCTGGCTGCTTTGGGCCATGCAACCTCTAATACTTCATCATTGCCAATACTATTTAAAATAGCTACTTGGTAACCAACAGTTGTCCAGTCACCTTCAATGTATGAGGATTCTGGTGACATGTAGAAGTTTGAATCTGCATGCTCTACCGCTGTCATTGGCTCAGGTCTGAACAGAATACTTAAGGCACTTTTAAATGCTTTTTTTACTGCTCTAATCTGGTGTACTGACAAGCTCATCAATTATTTCATCCAAGTGTTGCCCAATTTTTGATGTCTCGTTTTGAACTTTAATTACTTCAATTTCGACGCTTTCAATAACTCGGTGGCTAACATCTGGATTGTTTCTTTTAATTATTGGAGTAAGTGCTTTGAAATTAGCGTTAACGCGAGACATAACACCCGCTAATAAATGACGAGCTATTTCAACAGGAATGTTTAAACCTTCATCACGATCATTTTTTATTTTCTTTGTCCTGAGGTTTTCTTTAGCAATATCTAATTTTGCTTGCTCCATTTCTGAATCAATATCATCAGCAGGTGCCGCACCATTTTTTAAATGGCGGCTTTTTAAAAATGCGATATACCATTTCCGCACAGCAACTAAATCATATCCCCCTTTTCCGCTTGGAACTGGAAAGCCTGGTTGCTTGTGCCAATTTCTTACTTGTCTGCCAGAGGCCTCTAAAAATAAGTGCTCAGCGACTTCGCGTTGAGTTGCCATAAATCAAAAGCTCATGTTTAAAAAGGCTAACCGGAACCGGAAACCCCAAATGAAAAAATTTTCGTAAATTCTGAAACTCTGCGCTGCCGCGCCCCCTCAATGGGAATTTTTAGGCCAAAAGGACCCAAAAAATCTAGATGAGAATGATTCTCATTTAGATTTACAGTATGATTACTTCTGCTGCGACAATAGGTATGATGCTGCTCTATTAAACTCTTTAGGGAATGTGTGCTTGGCTTCACGTTCAAAGTATTTAATCATCACCTCTTGTGAGAACGTGGCTGGTATTGATGGTCCTGATACCAGTGTTGGCTTGCTTCTGTATCCAGCTGTGCGCTTAAACACTTTCAGTTGACCTTTGCCATCACGACCAATGAAGGTGCCTTTGTACACTTTCTCATTGTTCCAAGCTGAAGCGATGACACCTTTGTACTTGAACTGACCTTTACTATAGCCACGCTTACGGCTATTAGATTTATATCTACGTCTAAAGAATGCAGGGTTCTGCATATTCCTACGAACAAACTCAATCAGGTTGATAGCTTTAGCTTTGCGCGGCGCTTCTATTATTGCTGTTAATGTTTTGGTTTTTGAACGTGTTACTCGTATGTTTTCACGTACCAGTTTTTGTTTATAGCCTGTTTCATCGGCTATCGCTTTTACACCTTTGGACTCTACGCTTCTAATGGTTCTGTTGATACCCATGTTAGCAGCGCGAGTGATAACTTGATCATAGCCTTGAATGTTCTTATCAATTTGAGCAGCAACTTGGTTTATGTTGATGTCTAATTGAACAGAAGCATTACTCATTAGATGTCTACACCTTCTATCACTAGCTTAGATTTACGTTGCTTCTTTTGGATGATCACTTTAGATGCTCCCGCTACGCCTTTAACAATACCTGTGACATCGTACGCTCCTGCTGGAATACCTACCTTACCAAGTGACAAGTAAATGTAACCATTGTTGTCATAGCTCACAACGTCAGGGTGATTGATTGATGTTAATGTATATTCAGTGCTATCTACTTTGTTTTTTAATGAAATATGTAAATCAGTCGCGCCTTGATTCATAAACTCATACGGCGCACCGTCATAGATGTATTGGCACTGAATAATGTTGTCATGGCCGTTATAAAATAACTCTACACCACTCATTACGCTACCGCTGTTGGTTGCAAGCTTCGGTATTCACCTGCAGGAACATCAACAGGGTTACCTGCCGTTATTTCTTGATCGGTTATTTCATCAGTCACATAAAGCACTCTTGAGGTAAGCGTATCTATATAAGCAATATGCAAATCATCTGTGTTTTCTGTATCAATAAGTGATATCACACCAGCTTTGCCATTACATTGCCACTTACGATCATGTGTTTCATGATTCGACAGCGACATGTCGCCACCTGTAACCGCTTCAGTAAGTACAATATTGGCACCTGCTGTTACAGTCGCATGTGAATCTGCTAATGCGTAAGCTTTTAACACTGCAACTTGATTTGTTTTTAATAGCTCTGCTGGGCCATTATCTAAAACGTCCGGATGAGAATATAAAACGCCCATGATAAATTCCTAATGTAATACTGATGTTGGTGTGTTACTCACCAAAACATTCTCTGGGGTAACACTGATTAATACTGACTTTTGTGGGTCAATATCTTCGATTAAACTACTTACCAAGTAACCAGGTAATGCCTGGTTATGTTGCTCTGCTATCGCTGGCTCTAATTCATGCACTTGAATGACAAAGTTGTTCTCGCCTTGGTTTTGCTGTTGAGCAATGGCTAATTCATGCTTTAAGCCTTGGATAACTTCAAGCAACAAAGCTTTGTTATGCTGTTCTGCCACTGTTGAAAGTAAACCATGAACTTGGCCAATGGTTATTTTTAGTGCTTTATTAACTTGCTGCGCGGTAACTACACCAAGGGTGTGAACTGTACCAATAGCGGGTTTAGTTGCTTTATTTTCCTGCTTAGCAACTGATGCATCTAATTGATGAAATTGCTCTATATCACCGCTTAATGCTTTATTAACTTGTTGAGCTATTGCTAAACCAAGTAAATGTGCTTGATTTAATTCAACGCTTGTTGCTTGGTTTGTTTGCTGTGCTTTTGCTAAAGATAAATTGTGTTGCTGAAACAGTTCACTAACTAATGCTTTATTGGTTTGCTGTGCTACAACAGCATCCAATATGCTGGTTGATGCTAATGATAACGTTAATGCCTTATTAATCTGTCTTGCAACGCTTACTGATAGATTATGTACTTGGCTTGCTGGTAGCTTAGCTGCTTGATTAGTTTGTTGGGCTATTGTTGTTGATAATTCATTAACTACCGCCACGCCAGTCCAGTTATTAATTTTACCCCATGCATTTAAACTCATGCTGTTATCGCTTCTAATGCGCTGCCATCAATACTAGCCTCTAGGTTATCTATTACATGGCCTGATACTGTAGTGCTTTTAGGTGCATCAATTAAAACACTAGTATTGTTATTAGACCACACTAAATCTCCATCATGTAAGATTCTATCAGTTCCACTTTCAACTAACCTTGTATGATATGTACCATCAGGTATACCTGGTGCCGTTAAATTCGCGGTTGATGTGTTAATATCATCATACTGAATCTGTGCAGCTTGGTTTAAATCAGGAGTCAATATGATATGAAGGTCATCGTTTCGTGGATCGGTAGCTGAAGATATATCCATCACAGATAAATCACCCCCAGGTAAAGCATTGGGATTAGAAGCCAATACAGCATTGAAAGCTAATAAGGTATCTCCACTAATTGTTGGATATTTGGTTAGGTTATACCCACACCCAAAGTCAGCTTTAACATCATTAATAAATGCGTTTAAATTAGCCTCGATTGTAGCTTGACCATCACCTTCATCGTTTTCACCACCAATGCCTGCACACGCTGAAAGTGTTCCACCAACAGCATCAGCAAAAGCTTGTAATCTAGGGTATAAACTTCCTGTTTTTTGCCATTGACTATATCCTTGACCTCCCTGAGCGACATTACCAATACAAATAGGTACTCCTGCATTTGCAAATAAACTAGCCAACCTAGCATCTGTACTACCTGCTGAGTTGTTATCATAGCCGTTTGTAGGGTCTGTCAGAGGTTGAAACACACCATCTTTCCACATAATAGGTAATGGTTTATTGCGACTAAATGAGGGCACCTGTAATTCCCCCCCTCTACTCGATGTATTAGATTGTCCAGGTCTGCCCATTGTCCAAGCGGCTGTTATATAAATAACTTCAGCATTGATAGATTTATCATTTCCAAAGGCGACAATAATATCAACTTGACCTTTAACTCTAACATTAGCTGAAAACCCATCACCAGTAGGCGATGCATCTAAAACAACAAAATCAACACCACCATTCATGCTTAATACTATTGTGTCGGGACTACCTGAATAAGTACCAGCTATAGGGAATACGGCCTCACCATTTTCATCATGAGTGATGCACTGATAATCCGCAATAGATGTTATAACTATATTGCCAGCTGTATCAACAACGAAACCACCAGTAGTATATCCAGTTAATGTTCCATTCTGTCCATCTAATGTGTCTACCAATATTGTATCGGTTGGTAGAGTGTAATCATCAGTGTCATAAGATCGACTATTGACTCCATCACCAGACATGTCTAATGTGCTTCTGATGACCTTGGTAAATGCTCTACCAATTTCTGAAAGGGTAAAATTGCCTGCCGCAACTTTAACGGTAGAGGATACACCATTAGCAGTTAATGTCACATTGTTTGAAGCATCGCGAACTAACGTCCAGTTTATTATTTCATCTTCGGTGAAGGACCAAGAACCATCTATAAATGTTCCAGCAACCTTAGCCCTAAATACTCCGCTAGCAATAGCCACAAAATGACTGTTGGAGCTATAGAGCACATATGTATTACCTGCAGCTGTAGAGTAAGTAAAAGACCCACTCAGGCTAAATGCGCCTGTGAATGTTATAGGGGGTATTGTAACCTTACCTGTCGTGTCGCCTTTTATTGCCATAATTAAATACTATTCTGACTGTAACTATTTTATTGGTCTGCCGCCTGAAAGTAGCGGAACTACAAAGGGGTAGATTGCTACAAAGATTGAAGTCAGTAACAAGCGGCATACCAATAAAGTTTAGTAACTTTATTGTTCTTCTTCGTTTTCTTTACGTAAACCACGTTGATAGTAGTTTGTTCGTGCGTTGTTCATTCGTATTGCTGATACACCAACAGCTAGAGTAATAACACCGCTAAGTAACAACATTGAAGCTTCTAAGCCTGACAATGTGCCAATAAAACTTCCAATTGACAGTATCATTGATGTGGCATTTAAATTATTTGGGCTTTCCATTAGTGTTCCGTTGCTCATGAGTTTCACTTTCCCACTGTCGTAACAGTTTTCTATCGCTGAGGCATTGATTACCAAAAGCCTGCAAATCAAAAATATAATTGACTAGATCTTGATTTGTTTTGCCTTGGAATACTGGCAAGTAAATTTGTTCCATTAACACTTTTGGTGGTGTTAATTTTACTGTTTTCGTCTGAATTACTATTTCTGGGGTGCTTGAGCACGCTGACAATATCATCAGGAACAAGAGCATCAGACCATTCAATAATGTTTTCATCGTCACTTTCCTTTATCACTTCAACCAATACTTGCTTAACTTCAATATTGTCTTTCGCTATATCATTAACAATAACGCTTCGCTTATAGGCTATCTGCTCGTTTTGTTTGAGTTGATGCATTAGCTCGGCAATAGTTGCTACGCTTTCGTTGTTCGCGGTTTTTAATATCTGTGCGTTGGCAGTTAACACCTTGTTATCTTTTGATAAAGACGCATTAGCCGCATTTAGCGAAAAGATAATGGCTATTAACGTAAATATAACCAAAGCAACAACTGTTTTAATTATTGAGCTGAGCCCGAAATTTTTGAATATGGATAACATAATTGATCGTTTCCTTTGAGTGATGTTTAGTGACTTTCGGCAAACAATTGATGATCGGGTCGTAAAAAACAGCCATATTGCAAAGTTTTTGTGCTTTGGCAATATTTCCTGCTCCTGCGTTATAACTAGCAAGCATCAATTTGATTCTTTCAATGACTGGCCGAGGCGAATACCAGAAGCGATAAAGCTACTGTTATACCAAGCGGCGGCCTCTATATTGGTTCGCGGATCAAACACATGTGACCCTTGCTTGATTAGGTTGGGAACATCTTCCCAAGTTGTCGGCATAAACTGACAAACACCTTCTGCCCCTACTGGAGAGACTGCTGTCGGTTTAAATCGGCTTTCTTGATAACACTGAGCTTTTAGCCAGTACCAATCAATACCAGGCATATGCCAAGACATTGCTGACTTAAAATAAATGTCGTATTTAAGCGATTGTAAAGGTGAAGATAAACAATGCTGTGTAACAAATATGGCGAACATTAAGATAGCGCACTTGATAATGTTCATGTAATTCCTTCCATGTTTTTTGAAAATCAATACCCGAACGCTTATCTGCAATACGTAACGAAGTAAACAAAAACACTGTTGCCAATAAAGCCGCTAAGCCTTTTTTAACAACAGCAAATAAAATTGGTATTAAAAACTCCATGTCACATTTCTCGTTACTCTTTGTTGAATTTTAGGCATAAAAAAACCCGCTCTATTTAGCAGGTTTGTGTATACGGTCTTTTTGCATCTTGGGAAAACTATACCATCAAAAAGGGGCAAAACCAGCCCCAAAAATGGGAAGTTTCTGACATGCGTTCCAGAATTACTAATATCGTGGTTTTTCTCGCTTTCAGTAGGAGAATCATGCCAACTTGTTAAACGTTATTGTTTTTAACAAGTTATTGGCTAAAGGTTTACTGGTGAAAAGAGGAAAAACGATCCTTAGTAACAGTGTTATATTGCCTCGGGCAATTCAGGTAATGGCATCCAGTGTGTCATATCTTCTCCACCTATATTGCACCAGTACCCATCGTCAAATTCACATTCAAAAAAGTAACTCCCATTAAACCCTAAAATCTTATTCCCTTGCATAGCTTCTGGTGGAGCCTGATTTACATCTTTAAGCACAAAATGTTTTTCGTACCAATCATTAACCTGTTTAGCATTAAATACTGGCGTTTCGTCTGCAAATGTTCTCGCTGTTCTAGCTAGTAATCTTTCCATTTTTAGTTCCTCTTTCATTTAATCGGCAAATATAACAACTGCTATCAAACGACAAATAACAGCTGGTTCGTTCCTCACAGACGCTTTATATTTGCATCTGTGCTTTAGGTTATGTTCTCACAATAAACGGTGTAGTGTGCTGCAATACATAACGTTTAATTACCAAGCGCACATCACCACTACCTCGAAAGTTTTTCTTTATATAGTGCCTTGCTTCATCTTCAGTTTCTGCATCTATCTCAAAAGCAGGCGCACCAACTGGCCCAACAAAATATTTAATAATGTCTCTGTCATGGTTCGCTTCAACACAACCCTTTTGACCGCAAATATTACATTCACCACTCATCTTTAAATCCTCAAAATAAATCACATAACAAAGCGCATCAATCGGACTCTACGAGCCGTTGTGCTTGGGGTTAGAATGGCTAATCGATAATATATATTTTATCCAGCAGCTTTTTTAAATTATCTATATCTTCTTTGTATCGCAGAACTAAAAATGCACCATCTTCTTTATCGCACAACACAATGCCATTATTAGTGGCTAAAGAGGTGTATTCTCTTTTTGAATGTTTCTCTACTATGCTTACCATTTCAATCCTACCTTTTGTGTTAATGCCAATCTAACAAATAATTCAAACGGACTGTCAACAGTTCGCTCGTTCCTCACGCTGTTTCCAGCGCGCTTAATTTGAGGTTAGCAGGAATTAATCGACCACCATACTGCGCCGTCATTTTTTACTAATCCACGCCTTTTTAATTTTTGCAAATTTTGACTTACATCTAATCTAGTTAGTTGATTTTGCAGATGACTAAGTTCATCTTTATTTCTTAGGGTTAAAAATATACTCCATGCACTTCGTCTGTTTTTTGGTTTTAACTCTGCCAACACATGGCTTTCAATATTTTGCATAACTACCTCCTAAATAATTACAATTCAACGCGTAGCACAACAATCAAACATCCCACTCACATTGTGCAAACCACCATGCTTTATTAAGATCTTTCGTTCTCGCGTATTCAGCTAAGAAAGCATCAAAGCACTCTACCGCTAAACCACAGTTGCATATCAGCTCTAGGTATTCATTTAAGTCGGTAGCCTTATGCCCAGTAAAAGGCATTATTAATTCGCCGCTAACAACGGCTTCAACGGGATTGCTAACAGTTGGCTTCTCGTCAAAGGCTTCCTCTAATTCTTTATTTGTATTTCCAAACATTTATTCTCTCCTTTGGGTCGCAACCCATTAATCTAAGGTTAGGCGGTTAATTCAATTTCAGCGTTTTGTGTAAACTGTCAAAATCAGCCGCTCTAACATCTTTTACTATTTTATTTATTTGGCTATCTGGCAAACCAAGCTTGTTTAATGTTTGCTCAAAAGCTATTTGTAATCTTGTTCGGTCATTAGCAACCTTGCAAAGTTCTTCACCAAACTTTTGCAGCATTCTAGCTTTATCACCAGTAGCCATAACTTAAAAACTCTCTGGCTGTGCTACAGCGCGCACAGCAGCCATAAAGCCTTTTTGTAAATCCGTTTTAGCTACAGCAACCCATCGTTGATCTAACTGTTTATTACTTTGTAGCTCCTCGATTAAAACTCCAACCTCTTCGGCTTTCGCTTTAACTGCGTTCATAGCATCAATCTCAGCTTGACTCAAATCACGGTAGCCTTTAATTTTCTTGTGTTGATTATCCATTGTATTTCCTCTTTCTTTGATTAAGTTGCCAAGCAAACCGCCTAACAACGCGTTTAAATTTGATTGCTACAGTTGCTACGCGCCTTGCGCAACAACTTAACGCAAATGGTTAGTTTGCTTTATCGTAGTTCGCATACATCTAGCTTAATATAAATGTAATACTGATAGATATTAACGAACCGATCGTATAGCCGACCCAAAACCCCAAGCTCTCTAATTTAATGTATTTAATGT